CCAGAATGCAACATCCCCAACAACTCTGTGCGGGTACTGTTTAATTATTTCCCGCGACATTATATAGGGTCTATCCACAGAGTACCAAGGTAGCGGTAAACAATTCTCGTGTGTTATACACGAATCTAATTGTGTATTTAATAGCGCGGATAAGCTGCTAGTGCCACACCGACCTGAACCACATCCAATGATGAGTCTTTTACTAAGTTCCATTACGTTTCTCTCCCCACTACGTTTCCAGTTTTTAAATTTACGATTAAGTATTCGTTGTGACGCGCGCTCTAGTATAGGAATTACTTTAGCGTAAGTTAACTTTGGTACTGGGCACATCCACTCAGAACATATATAAGGTTTTGTATCACTATCATAAATAGCGCAGCCACTTTTAGATATGTGCTTACATTTTGTCTGGTTGAATATTCCGATCCACTGTTTTGACCACGGTACCCATACTTGTCGCATTCCTTTAAGCCAGCCAACGTGAAGTGTACGATCGTTGGCATTTCTTAGAGTCGTCGCCTCGTATTCACAACACCATCGGCACTCTATACATCGTTGTTGTTGTTCGTCCATAATCTCTCCCCCAAGAGAAAGGGGGCACGAAGCCCCCTAAAGTAAGTTTGCCTAGTTAACAGCAACCTGCGCATCCAGTTCAAGATACGCTATATAAACATTAGAAATAACCGCGTTGGTCAGTGCAGCGTTACCAAGGATGGAAACGTTACCAGCATTGCAGTAAGTACCAGAGTTCGGGAACGGGAGCACAGCAGCGACATTAGGATCGGCACTAGACACTAGGGTTTTCCCGTCGAACTTCAGGGATACCAGGCCATCAACATCGTCTGATGCAGTCGAAATCTGCATTTGACCGCCAAGAACAATACACTCGGAGGGAATGTACGCTACGTTAACAGCTTGGTTAGCTGCAGCAATAGCGTTAAGATTAGTGGACGTAGTCACTTTCATCAGTCGTAGACGCTGACGATCGTGCGGTTTAAACTTAGCCTTATTAAATTTCGGACCCGTTGTAAACGGAGTTGTTACATATGCGATAGTCATATTCTAGTCCTCTATTGAGTTAAGGACGGGACCGAAGTCCCGCCCCGAATATTGAAAGATTAAGACTGCGCTTCAGACTCATTCGCAGTGTGCAGCATAATAGCAGCGAACACTTCGAATTTACCAGCGTTAATAGTGTTACCATTAGAAGCGGTAAACGTAATAACGTTATCAGCCGCAAAATAGGTAGCGTTGTGGGTAGCACCAGAAGCGGCGTCACCAGTAATAGTGTTGACGGTGTTAAGTCCGATATCGGAACCCAACTCGTTACCACCATTAAAGCCAAGGTCGGCTTTGGCGTCAGCATTACCGGACACAGTGCGGGTCAGCACCCCACCGTACAGGACAGACTCACCGGCATTAATTTTAATGCACTGGACCTGAACAGCATTAGCCAGCGAACTAGCGGGATCTCCACCAGTTAGATTAACCATCCCACGACGAATAATTACTCGGTCTTCCCAAGCAGTAGTCCCCGCGGTAGAAACACCTGTTTTATCATAAACAGTAGCCATGTTAAAAAATCTCCTTCTTAGTTATGATGATTAGTGAGCTGCGGCGTAAGAACTAATAACGATAGTGCCATAGTCTTTACTATTGAAGACGGCTTTCTTCATACCGAAAATACAACCAACGGCGATGCCATTTTCATTCCCGTAATCATCACTGTCTTCATACCAACTCATGAGGTTCTCTTTACCAGAGCGTCCCTGTTGCATCTTACTGTAAGCATTACCTACAGCAAACACACCAGACTGGGCACCCAGGAAGAGATTCCGTCTGACGTTAGAGGTGGGCTCGTAAATACGAGTACTTTCGTAAATGATCATACCATTGTACACACCCAGGGAACCGTCAAAGATCGGGTTCTTCAGGCCGCGTTTATTGGCGTACATCTGGATATCCGGCCAAGAGACGTAAGCGGAGTTCGCAACGTCAAGACGCATATCAGTCACTGAGTAAGGATGTAGAACAATTACGTAATACTCAGCACCGTCAATCATAACAGGACGAATCAGAGGACTAAGAGTCTTAGCCTTCTCTTTAGCGAAGTCCATGTCAGCCAACTGGATCTGATCATTCGAGCTCAACAGAGCTTCCTGAGTAGCGAGAACGGTACCCTGGGCCACATCACCAGACATAACGTAGTGGTCACTATCCGGAGCAGTACCGGCCTGTCCAAAATTGTGGGAGGTATTACCACACAAGTTATTGAACATGTACGTATCCATTTTATCAGCGAACCAATCGGACAGATTGGCTTTGGCATCCATACGTAGATCATGGATAGTCCGTTGCTGACTCATACGCTTAAAGGCGTGAGCATTACGAAGCTGATCAATGGTGACGTTATCTTGGTAGTACGTCAGGGACTCTTCAGCACCACGCATCCGATTGTCACCAGTCACTCCGTCATTACCCATCTGCATGAGTAGGTCATATTTAATATTATCACCAGCGCTGGACTCAAGGTCTGTCAGGCGTTGGATGATACTCTTCTTGCCAGTTCCGAGAAACTTATAAAACAGGGTTTGTTTCAGAGCTTCGCGGAAGGTCAGTGTAGACCAGATCTTTACAGTCTGGCTGTCATTAGTACCAAATGCGGTAATAGCCATTTGCTATATTTCTCCTTTAGTTGCTTTTTAATTCCTCGCGTAGCAACATAGCCTCAATCTTAGCAACTTCTGCATCATTTAGATCTTCAATTTCTTCGTTAGCGAGGTTAGCAATTCTTTGAATAAGGTCACCTGAATCCGAGGAATCTCGGTTACCGTGGGCGGCGAGTCCACCTGGTTTTTCTTTAGCTGCCTTTGCCTTATCGTCCAGTTTTGCGATAGGATCGTCCTCTTTAACACCGATCTTAAAAGTGTCTGCTACATGCTGCAGGCCAATCTTCAGATCAACCTTAGTATTGAGCACACGAGCTACACGTGTTGGGTCTATGCCAGGATGTTCCTCTAGGAACGCTTTTTCCTCAGGGGAACCAGCGAAAAGTTCTAGGGCTCGATCTTGCGTAAGAACGCCATTCTCTCCGTGTTCACCTGTCCTTTGTTGCAACTCAATGATTTTGTCATTAAGCTGTTTGTAGAGCTCCATAGATTTGCCGTACGCTTCGCTGTATACATCTTTGTTCTCGTCAATGACGGATTGCACATTTGTCTTAAAAGCTTCTTGAGCAACTTCAATTGCGCGCTGTTCCTTTAGCTCTTCAAGCTCGGCACGTGTGGCTTTAGTTTCGCTTGCGATAGCGTCCTTTACATCTGTGAGATCTACGAAGGCTTTATCTCCGTTCTCGTCAAACCTAACTTCGGCTTTCGGATCTTGGAGAGGCACCTTTTTCTCCTCCTCATCCTTGAGGGCATCTTTAACTGCTGCACTTCTTTGCTCCAACAGATCAGCAACCGCGTTCTGAAGAGCACTTAACTCAGACTTAAACTGTGCGCGTTCTTGTCTGGACTTAACTACAGAGTCGAGCTGTCCTTTGCGTTCGCGCTCCATCTCTGCGATCTTAGCTTTGAGGGACTCTACAGTCTCCTCATTCTTTTCCTCTACCTTGGGCTCCGGATCATCTTTCTCGGTTTTAGAGTCGGGCTCTTTATCGGGGTCCTTGGTAGGATCAATGTCTTCTTTAAGTAGTTTCTCGAAGAAATCGTCTTCCTCTTCAATGTCTTCTAGTTCCTTCACAACTTCGTTCTCTTTAGGCATATTCGTTGTCTTCCCCTCTAGTTATCTTCCCCCTTGTTAGAGTCGGGAGGGCTGGATTCGTAGTGCCAGCCCTCCCGTAATTACCGCCTCGTGGGGGAGGAGACGAAGCGGTAAACTTAATTAGAATTTATACGTTGTCTTGAAAGGCGTCTTAATAACTTCTTTAGGTTTAGCGGCGTTCTTGCCAAAGCCAGCCTTATCGTAGTTCTTAGCTATGGCTTTGAATCCGTGCCACACGTAGCCCTTGTAACCTTTCATGTACATCATCTTAAGCTTTTCCTTTTGTTCCGGCACTTTCTTTCCCTCCCTCTTTCGCGGCTTTACTGGCCGCTCGTTCTGCTAGTTTCCCTTTGATCACCTCAGTAGCAATCGCTGTGTTAGCCTTACGTTTAGAATCATCTACCTTAGACATGGCGTCGATACTCTTCTTGAGTAGCTCCACCTGACGGTCCTTGTCTTTCTCCTTCGCATCCATTGTGGCTAGAAACATTTCCTTAACTAGGTTAAGCTTGAGCTCGTCACCAGCGAAAGCTGCTTGAGCCATAACTTCCATCGTATCTAGGATTAGTTTCTTTTGGTCATGCTTAGCATCCAGAAGCACCTTGAGCATCTCGCGTTTCGCATTTTCTTCGCCAAGGGCAGCCTGAGACATGATTTGCATGTACTTAAGCTTCGCTGTTTGCTCATCTCTGGAAACAACTGCCTTAAGTTTCTCTGCGTCACTTGCGAGCTTGAGATGAGAGGTATCCTCTCCGACTTTGATCTTAGCCATCGAAACTTTGAAGTCGTTTTCAATTTTCGTCATCTCCCGTTCATGTTGCATCTCGATCTTCTTTTGTTCCATACCTTGCTCAGCTTCTTGCGCTTTCGAAGCGCCTTCTTGCTGCTGTTCGAGATACTCTATCCACGCGATCTTTTCTTTTGTTGGGAGATTGGTCTTACTAATTACAACCTTAGGATCTACCGGCATACCGGCTTGCTGCATTTCCAAGAACGTTGCCATCTCAAGGGCGTTCTGAGTTAGGCTGTCGCTCTCAGGATCAGCGAACACATCATACAGTACGTTGTCGACGTTCCTAAAATCTGCCTCTAAATTAGCGGTAGTGTCCACTATCCTAGAACCTTCAATCTGATAACGGTCACCCTCACCAAGGATACGTTTGATCTGGGGGCTAGGCATATGCGACATGATGATGGCTAATTGCCTCTTAAACAACTCGACCTTCATCTCAGAATAAGCTTTAAAAACAGGTTTGAGAATAGCCATACCCTGTTGCTGACGTAGCTGCACCACAATACCAGCTTCTTTACGCTTGTCGTTCATGCCCATAAGATCCGGATTAATACCGGTAATAATACGTAGCATCTCCCTAGCGTACTCACTCATTTGTAACACAGCGTTCGGGAACGTGGGTACCTTACGCTCTATGAACTTGTTCTGACTAATGGCCCCGTCTTGTAGATACGTAACGGAACCTGCCTCTTTCATACTTTGCTCTGCTTGGTCTACGTTAACAAAGGCTCCCACCTCTGCGTAGACTCCTGGTTGCACTTGCTGATTAAATAGATTAAGAGTCTGACTCGTTCTCTTATTAATCTCGCGTTGTGCGTCCTTCATTATCTCCACAATACCAAAGTGATCGGGAGAGCGCCGTGATGGGTCCCCGAAGAGAAAGCACGGTACAATGCTAAAACCGGGGTAATTAATTGGGCTAGGTGCGTGTACCAGAATGTCTTGACCACAGAATTGAAGCCACCACAGTTCCTTCTGAATTGCGCTCTCTAACACTAATTGATGTTCCGGAAACATCGTAGGCCATCTGGCCTCGAAGTCCTTCTTATCAATAGGTACTTGTCTCCACTCTCTCCATTGCGGATGCCAGAAGAACCACTTCTTTACGTGTTTCCAATATTCCATGTGACACGTACGAATACGGTTCTTCATCGTATCGTAATAGTTAATATCGAGCGGATCGGAATAATCGCTCTCGTCGTTGATGTCATTCTGCATCTTACCGCTAGAGTCTTCGGCTGGTAAAAGAATGTCGTTCTCTTTGGCCCAACGTCCAGTCTCCATAGCGATCGTAGCAGATCGACGCTTCTCTGGATATTTAACACAGAAGTCCTCTAGACTTAGCCACCTATCCCAAATGATGTAGCTAGCGTCGCTGAGATCGCGTTTACGGGACGCTGGATCGAATTTGATCTCATTGATAGGGATAGAGGTTTGGGTGATCTTAATATCGCCTAGACGCTTCTCATCAATGTCATAGTCGATGTTGACCCACCCACGTCCAGATATAAGGGCACTCTCAAATGCGTTGTCCTCTTCGCCTTGCCAATCCGTGGTTTGATATAACCAATAGTCGATAGAGTTAAGGACATCACACAGGAACGCGTCCTCAACCGCTACCGGCTTAGCTGTATAACGTTTACGTAGATCCTCGTTAAGACCCATGATCAGGTCTATGTGTGCCTTAACTACGTTAAAAGTGAGAGCCGGTCTACGCTCTTCCTCTAGAATATCCCGCTCTAGCTTATCCCACTGCTCGTTATTTCTAAAGTCAAAGGACTCACGTGCCTTAACTTGGAAGTTACGATCAGCACCGATACTATCGTCGAAGGCCTCTTTGGCCTTACTCAGAAGATCGCGATTGCTTTTTACCGTCTCAAACATTCGTTAATTCCTTTAGTCTACTAGTGGTACGTCATTAATGGATTCACCAGAAGCTTTCATCGCTACTTCAACTTCACGTTTCTTAATTAGCGTGCTCTTTCCGTTACACTTATTGCACTGTTTGAAGTAACGATTGACGCCATTAACAATCTGAGTTACGTACGTGAATTGTGAAGGATCTTGCCAGTTGTGCACGCACGTTTTATCGGGCTCTGGTTTAGGATCTTTAGCCCCGACTTCAGGAGGTACACGTTTCTCAACATCAATATTACGAACTGGTTCGTTCTTGGGTTCGTCCTTGTCGCTAAAGAACATTGCGATGTCCTTGATTTGGATTCTCCAATCAGCTACATCACCTATAGATTCCCCTCGTTGCATGTACCAACCTTTAGTAGTGCCCCTTGCAATGCGGCCCTTTAGGTTGTTGAAGTCTAGCTCCGAGATCTCGAACACTTTACTGGTTGTAGTTTCTACAAAGAACTTGCGTTTTGCCATAATTTCTTCTTCCTCTCTTCCCCGTTTAACTCTATCTAGACGGACATCCAGCTATTAACACCGCGTCCGCGTCGACGATTGAAGTATCTATTAATTAACGCGTTGTCACTCTCAATTCCACACCGCTCGGATGCAAGCAGCGCATAATTAAGCGCGTGTCTGTAGTGATCCGGTCCACTTACGTCGTTACCTAGTTGCCGATAGCGGTATATCTTACCGCCGTACGGGTCATCCTCTAGCTTCTTGGCTATGTTACACATCTCAAACGCGAACTGTTCCATCTCTTTACTGCGTTGTGGTAACTCTAGCTTGCCAGGATTGATAACTAATTCGTGAGTCGCATCACAAATTTCAGTACGATTGGCTTTAACAGTTAGGCCACGCTCATCCCACGTTGCCCCACCAATCTTTCGTTCTACATAGTCCGCTGCCCAAACCGTGTAAGGCTCTTGGGATTGGAAGTCTCTCACCTTGTGTATCTCAGGTTTGTAATCAATCACACACGATGTCACATTGAACCGTTGATTAAGGTCATGAAGCTCGTTCCAGTTATCTAGACGCGAAACGTTTAGTATCTTTAGAAGCGAGCGCGTCTTTCGGATACCAACTACCGCGTGAAGCTTCTTGCCAACATCCACTCCACAGAAACAAGGTCCATCAGACCTCTGGGCCATAACGTCTTGGGAGACGCATTGCCAAATCATGTTCTGCGTTAGTCTGTTCTCTTGGGCAATGTAAGCTCGTCCCAACTTGGAGTTCATTACTTCACTAAGATCACCATTGGGTGGTGCATTGTACAGATCCAGAATCTTACCTGGCTCTATATACATAGAGTTAAGCTGACTGATCCACCAACCAGTAATGTCTTTACCAGGTCTGGCTGATACCCAGTGCCCATCCCTCGGAAAGATTTCCTTGTCGCAGTTCATGCACGCTCTGTATCGTCGACCAGTCTTGTACTCTGTCTTAATACAGTTCGGGAACTCAGCTTCAAGGCACGTCTCGTGTCCGCACGCCTTACACTTGATGAACCACATGTTCTGTGTACTCGTCTTGTAGGCTGCATCCACCCCGATATCCGGAATAGTTGGTGTACCAAGGAACATTAACTCTTGTACTTTACTATGGCTAACTCGCTCTTCAGCTAGTGTCACCATATCGTCACTCATCTCGTCACGCTCGTCAAAGACAATCCTATCTACCGGAATAGACTTTAGCTGCGCACTAGACTTCTTCTCTCCCCCAATGGCTTTTGAAGCGCGTGCTCCACGTAAATAAAGAAAACCTTCGTGGATGCGCTTAATAAACTGACTATCTGTACTGTTGACGTACGATCCTACAGCGTAGTTGCTCTCAATAAGGGGGTCAAACCTAGCCTTAGAGAAGTCACCTACGTCGTTCTGGGTTGGGAACAGGTAAAGCGCACCCTTCGGGTAGCGCCCGTGTATCATGCCCCACAGAGTCTTGAGGACCCAAACTTCGGTAATCCCCATCTGAGCGCCCTTAATGCACACCTGGACTCTATCGTCACACGCCATGATGTCAGCTTGGTACTCATGATCTTTAATCTGGTATGTGTGTCCACCAAGTTTGATTTTATTACTAACCACCCAAATTAAGGCGTCCATCGCCCCCATTACTTGGAGTTGTTCGGCCTCAGTCAGGTTAGCAAAATCAACTTGTCCCATAATTATTTAAATAGTTCCTTGTTTAGTTTCTCTCGGCGGGCTTTCTCGTTCTCGATAGCTTCGCTCAGAGAGTCCAAATCGACTACAATTCCGCGTCTTTGGTACATGGAAATGATATCCATGATTAGGGCAGCTACTATGGCTGCATCACCAATAACTGTCATCTTAAATCTCCAATTGACCGGCTTCAAGAGCCGCATCTAATTCAAATAGCAGCGCTATAATAGCATCTGCATAGTCTTGTAGGTGTTGGGGAGCTCTTTCAGGTATAATACCAGCTTGAGCGAATCCTTCCCACATA